CGCCTAATTATCAGTGGGTAGCGGGTAGGTTGATTAATTACCACTTGCGTAAAAATGTATATGGCGACTTTACTCCTTGGCACCTAAAAGATATTGCTAAAAAGAACACAGAACTTGGATATTACGATCCGCAATTCTTTGAAAGTTACAGCGATGATGAAATTGAAGAACTAAACAACTATATCAAACACGAGCGTGATGAGGATATTGCTTATGTAGGAATGGAACAATTCCGTGGCAAGTATCTTGTACAAAATCGTGTCACTGGACAAATTTTTGAAACACCGCAAGTATGTTATATGATGATTGCGGCAACACTGTTTATTGATTACCCTGCAGATGAACGTATGCGTTGGGTAAAAGATTATTATGATGCTATTAGTACATTCCAGTTGAGCCTACCTACGCCAGTTATGGCAGGTGTGCGTACTCCGCAAAGACAGTTTTCTTCTTGCGTTCTAATTGAAACTGATGACAGTCTAGATAGTATTAATGCTACATCAAGTGCTATTGTGAAGTATGTTTCACAGAAGGCAGGTATTGGTGTAGGTGCTGGTAGCATTCGTGCTATTGGCAGTCCTGTAAGGAATGGTGATACAAGCCATACTGGCGTCATTCCTTTCTATAAATTATTTCAAGCAAGCGTTAAAAGTTGCTCGCAAGGTGGTGTCCGTGGCGGTGCCGCTACACTTTACTATCCTATTTGGCACCTGGAAGTTGAAGACCTGTTGGTACTTAAAAACAATAAAGGCACAGAGGACAACAGAGTTAGACACCTTGACTATGGCGTACAGTTTAACAAACTAATGTATGAGCGTCTACTCACAGGTGGTGATATTACATTGTTTAGTCCTAGTGATGTTCCTGGTTTATATGAGTCGTTCTTTAATGATCAGGATGAGTTCAAGCGTCTTTATGAAACAGCAGAGCGCAATACACACATTCGTAAAAAGCGTGTAAGTGCCCAGGAACTTTTTTCGTCATTTATGGAAGAGCGCAAGAACACAGGCCGTGTTTACTTAATGAATGTAGACCATGCTAATACACATGGTGCGTTTGACGAGAAGGTTGCTCCTATCCATCAGAGTAACTTGTGTTGTGAGATTGACTTGCCTACTAAGCCACTTAACCGTATTGATGATCCAGAAGGTGAAATTAGTCTATGTACATTGAGTGCTATTAATTGGGGACTTATTAAAACACCAGGCGATTTTGAAAGACCATGTACACTAGCAGTGCGTGGACTAGATGCTTTGCTAGACTATCAAAAATATCCTGTTCTGGCCGCTGAACTAAGCACAATGAAGAGACGCCCTGTAGGTATTGGTATTGTTAACTTTGCTTTTTGGCTTGCTAAAAATGACACTACATATCAAGATCCAAACCTAAAACTTGTTGACGAGTGGGCAGAAGCATGGAGTTATTATCTAATTAAAGCAAGTGCTGACTTAGCAGTTGAAAAAGGTGCTCCTAGTGGAATTTGTGAAACAAAGTATGCCCTCGGCATCACACCAAACATGACGTACAAGCAAGAAGTTGATGAACTTGTGCCACATGTTGAGAGACAAGATTGGACTGGGTTGCGTAAGCAACTACAGGAAACTGGCATTCGCAACAGTACACTAATGGCACTGATGCCTAGTGAAACAAGTGCACAGATTAGTAACAGTACAAATGGTGTTGAACCACCACGTGCTTTTGTTAGTGTCAAGCAAAGTAAAGACGGAGTTCTTAAACAAGTTGTTCCTGGTTATCCACGTTTAAAAAATAAATACGATTTGTTATGGGATCAAAAGAGTCCAGAAGGTTATCTAAAAATTATGGCTGTGTTACAAAAATACATTGATCAGGGTATCAGTGTAAACACTAGTTACAATCCTGTATTTTTCGATGACGAAAAGATTCCATTGTCAACAATGCTACAGCATCTTGTAATGTTCTACAAATACGGCGGTAAGCAGTTATATTATTTTAACACCTATGATGGCCAGGGTGAGATTGAATTCAAGGAGGAAGTTGAACTTGCTCCTGGCGCAGATGACGATGGTTACTGCGAAAGTTGTGTAATTTAAGGGGAAACAGATGTCTGTATTGAATGTTAAACAAAAGAAAAGTCATGTCGAAGCGATGGCGTTTCTAGATGAAGGTCTAGGTATGCAGCGTTATGACACATTGAAGTATAAGCAGTTTGATAAACTAACTGATAAACAATTAGGTTTCTTCTGGAGACCTGAAGAAGTTGATGTGAGTCGAGACAGTAAAGACTTTAAAGATTTAACAGATCATGAACAGCATATTTTTACCAGCAACCTAAAGCGTCAAATCCTACTTGACAGTGTTCAAGGGCGTAGTCCTAACCTTGCGTTTCTACCACTGATCACTCTACCTGAGATTGAGACATGGGTAGAAACTTGGGCGTTTAGTGAGACAATTCACAGTCGTAGTTACACACATATTATTCGTAACATTTACAGTGACCCTAGTAAAGTGTTTGACAGTATGCTAGACAGCAAGGAAATTGTTGAGTGTGCTGGTGATATTACTCGTTACTATGACGACCTAATTCAATACAGTCAGTACTATCAGTTATTGGGTGCTGGCACACATACAGTTAATGGCAAGAAGGTTGTTGTTGACGAATACGAATTAAAGAAAAAGATTTGGATGTGCTTGAACAGTGTAAACGTTCTTGAGGGCATTCGTTTCTATGTAAGTTTTGCTTGCTCTTGGGCATTTGCTGAACTTAAAAAGATGGAAGGCAATGCTAAAATTATTAAGTTTATTGCTCGTGACGAAAACGTACACCTAGCAAGCACACAATATATGCTAACTAAAGTGCTAACAAAAGAAGACAAGGACTTTGCCAAGATTGCTGAAGAGCATCATGATGACGTTATTAAGATGTTTGTTGATGCTGTTGAGCAGGAAAAAGCATGGGCGAATTACTTGTTTAAAGATGGTAGCATGATTGGTCTAAATGCCCAACTACTAAGCGATTATATTGAATGGATCTGTTGTAAGCGTATGGTAGCACTGGGTCTAAAATGTCCTTATACAACACCACAAGCAAACCCACTACCATGGACACAGAAATGGATCAGTGGCGCTGAAGTACAAGTTGCTCCACAGGAGACAGAAATCAGTAGTTATGTTATTGGAGGCGTCAAGCAAGACGTTAGTAAAGATACTTTTGCTGGTCTATCACTTTAATCCGATAAATACTATAAACTGGATTAGGGGATAGGAATGACTAGTTACATTAGAAAATTTGAACTTGGTGGTCTCCACATTGAATCAACAAAAGACGCCACAACTTATGTGGGCGATAAAAATGATGTGTGGACTGACGATAATGCTCCAGGAACATGGCGCATTGGAGATGGTGCAACACCGGGCGGTGTTGTACTTTTTAGTGCCGCTGGTGGTGGCGGTGGTGGCGGAATTGCTTTAACTGATATCAGTGTTGTTCAAAATCCAGTAGGCATTTCAGGATTAAGTTGGAACAATGTAACTGGTGTACTAAGTTATACTCCCCCGGATTTAACTGGTTATGCTTTAAGTAATAGTGTTCCAGGAGATTTAACAGAATTAGGAATCAATGACGGAACAAATGGACAAGTATTGACAACTGATGGTGCTGGTACTTTTACATTTACAACTTTGCCAAGCACTGGTATTACATACTCAGATTTAAGTGTAACACAAAATCCAGCTGCTGGATTAGGCACATTAGCATACAATAACACAACAGGTACATTTACATATACTCCACCTGATTTAAGTTCATTTGGTGCAGGCGGCGCTGACACAGGTGATTTTACATTTACCAATACAACCATTGGTGCTCCTGATCAAGAAGTCATTAATATCCAGGCAACAAACGCAGATTCGGATATTAATTCTCGTCTAGTTTTAGATCCAGAATATGGCGCAATAAAAATAGAAGCAACAGGCGAGGAAAGCAGTCGGTATTATGATTCAAATAGTTGGGGTACTGCCACTTGGGCTAATAACGGTCACGGCTACGGTGTAGTAACTATAACCAGCGCCTCCACTGTTTATGACTTTTTAAATGCCTTTCCCTCTGGCACCACATGGTCGCTTGATGTTACCACAGCATCAGGCACACAGAATTTTGCCGGCGGTGGATATGGATATAGTTTTGGCTCACAGACTTTGACACTGAATACCAGTACCACTTATCCTGATCCATCAGAGGAAGTGACTTCTATTCGCTTCCGCTATACTTACAATTCATATATTAGCGTAGACTACGACAACGAAATAGCACTCATTGCCAATGACTTAAACATTGATTTAACATCCACCCGAGATATTAATATTCGTGCCGGCGATGACTTGCGTTTGTATAGTAATGATCTCTTTACACTATATAACGACAGCGCAACAACACCTATTCGCATTGTAACTGACAATAGCAACACAAGCAAGACTTGGGCGTTTGAAGCAGATGGTAGCATTACATTCCCAGATTCATCATCGCAGACCACTGCATGGACTGGCACTGCCACTACACTTGATGGTCAAGCACCTAGTTATTATCTAGACTACACAAACTTTACTAACACTCCAACAATTCCAGCAGATGTAAGTGATCTAACAGATACTACTAATTTGTTAAGTGGTAGTAGTTATGGAGACGCTGATGTAGCAACTTACCTAAATGGTAATTTAGACACAAGTATTATTCCAGACACAAATTCAACATATGACATTGGTAGTGCTGAATTCAAAATTAGACACTTATATCTAAGTCAAAACAGTTTGAAGTTTGTTGATAGCAGTGATATTGAATATTCAATGGGTGTCAACTCTACCGGAAATAAACTAGAATTTAATAGTGAAACTGTTGCTACTAGTTCATATCAAGTAAATGATACACCGGCGGCTATTGATGTTACAAAACGTATTCATTTTATTGGACATGGATTGTCCTATACGCTTGCAGACGGCACATACATTGGACAAGAATTACATTTTGTTTATTCTGATGTAGGCACCGGATCAAGTTCTATTGTGGTGGATAATGCTAAGTATACTGATGCTATAGATACTACATCAGCCAGAACTGCATTTTCTTGGATACTTAGTAATACAGCACCAGGTGAAAAGTTTGAAGCGATCTGGGATGGTACTGGTTGGTGCCTAATCGGTGGCGAAGAAACAGTTTAAAAATCATTAGTCCTGAGGACTAACATCACATACATACGGAGAAAAATATGACATCATATGTTGTTGTATACAGTAAAGACAACTGTCCTTATTGTGTGCAAGCAAAAAATTTACTTGAAAAAATGAAAGTAAGTTACGAAGAAAAGAAAATTGGCGTGAACTGTACTCGTGAAGAATTACTTGAAGCAATTCCAAACGCAAGAACTGTTCCGCAAATTGTTATTAACAGCCATGTAGTTGGGGGATATGAGCAGTTAGTAGAATATGTAGAAAACACAGGATTTAACGGAACAGGAAACAGTTTATCATGATTATTCAAACCCCCTATAAAGTTGGCGACATCGTCAGCATTAAATTAAGTTCAGGTGAGGAAATGGTTGCCACACTTGAAAGCGAAACAAAAGAGCATGTTATTCTAAGAAAGCCATTAATGCTCGTAGCAGGACAACAAGGTGCAGGTTTAGCACCTTTTATGTTTACAGTAGATCAAGACGCTAAGTATACAGTTAAACTAAATAGTATTATATGTATTGTTAAAACCGCGAAAGACGCGGCTAGTACCTATACACAAAGCACAACAGGTTTAACAGTAGTAAATTAATGCCAAAAGTTCATAGAGATACAGATAGTAGAAGTTGTGGCGCAAGTACAAACGCAGCTAATCCTAACGTCTATACCAATAATCTTTTAACTGCTATCGACGGCAATCCAAACAGTCACGGTGGTGGGGATTTAAATGCGGCGAATCCGAATGTTTATATTGGTGGAAAATTAGTTGTAATAGATGGTAATGGCGCATCTCCAGATTCGTTGTGTCCACTGCCTGGACATTGTGGGCCTTCTGCAGACGGCGGTAGTCCTGATGTATATATAGGAGGTTAATACATGTCTGATTTTCCGCAAGGTTTAAATGATTTTAATGATTATCTAAATCAGACAGTTAGTGTTCCTACTCAGGTAGAGGTTACCCCTGACGGAACTGTTGTTAAATCAACAACCACATATACAGTTCGTGAAATTATTTGTAGTATTTTAGCAGGCAATGGTTTAAAACTTCCAAACATACAGATCTGTCTAAAAGTTAATTTGGGTAGATTGATTCCTGAAATTCCAGAAGCACTAGCAGAACTTCGTGCAGCTTTAGAAGAAGCAGAAGCAGCACTTGAAGAGTTCATTGCACACACTGATATTGAAAACGTTATTAACAGAATGAACGCTGCCATTGCAGAATTTGCCGCTGTTGCTAATATGATTAACTTCTGCGGAACACCAATTGTTCCTAGAGCAATTCCTAATGTACTTGCAGATGCGTTTGGAAGTTTTACAGGAGCAGGTAAACAACTATTAGACAGTCTGGGTGTATTAGCAACTAGTGAAATAGGAGGATGTGTAGGATTAGACGGTCGTTTTAGGCCAGATATTTTTACTAGCGGCATCCTGCATCAAATTGGACAAAACTTTAATAATTTACAAAATCTACCACAAAGTTTAGTAGACAGTTGGACAAGCCAACTTAAAGGTTTCTCTAATGATATAAAAAACCTAATGAAGTTTGAGAATAATTTTGGTGGAGGCTCTACAAGTGGTAAAGGTGGTAGTAATTTTGCACCAACAACCAGAGTAAATGAAAATGTCGGTGTTGCGATTGATTTAGATGCACTATCAGTTAAAGAAGCACAAAAGATAGCCGCCGCACTGAAAGCATCATATGACCAATTAAAAGCATATGAAGTTGATGGCCAGGGAAATAATATATTCCATTATATTCTTGAGCCAGAACTTATTGCAAAATTAGATAATGATGACGGACCCGTATCTACAGTATCAGAACGTTTACCTACATATGATTACTGTGGTCAAATTATTGGATATACTGAAATTCCAATACAACAAGATTCTGTAGTAGTAAGTTCTGGTAGTCCGGCGGTAATAGCAGATCAACCGGGCATTACCAATGTTCAGACTGCTGGTGCTGTGGTGTTTCCTGCTCCAAGCACTACTACAAATCTAGCAGCAACCAACACTGGCGGCGGCACTAATGTAAGTAGTGGATCAGCAACTGATGCTGATATAGCAGATGCACTGGCAAGTTTACAGGTTATACAAAATCCACCTTCAGGTAGCACTGGCACTCTAGTTTATGATGGTGTGAACACATTTACATTTACACCTGCCATTTCCAGTATGGGATCATTGGCAACTGTAGCAACCACTGGTAATTATAATGATTTAACTAACAAACCAACTATCCCTACTGTTCCTACAAATGTAAGTGCATTTACAAACGACGCAGGATATATTACAAGTTATACTTCAACAGATACACTTGCCACTATCACATCACGAGGAGCAACAACATCAACTCCTACAACTATTAATACACTGACTACTGATGACTTAACAGTTACTAGCATTTTAAGATGGGGTGGTTCAGGAACGATGACCATTAATAGTAATACCACCATTGCTCTTAATGCACAAGATGAAGTAACCACTAATGCGCCATTTAGGCTTGCGAATACAACAGCAGCATCTATCACCACACCACAAGCAGGTATGATGATATTTGATACAAGTGATAGCAAAGCGAAATGCTATGATGGTACAACTTGGCAGAACCTATTCTAATGGAAAAAGAATATATCGTTACAATTAAAAATAGTGTAGATTGGCAACAGTTACATAACGATATTATTAGTCAGTATGGTACGGATAGTATTCCTGCTAGAAGTGTTGACATCGTAAAGTTAAGACCCAGCAACCCTTTCAATACCCATTATGCATTAACAGATGATGAAGCGGCAAAACTTAGAACAGATGTTAGGGTATTAGCAGTGGAAGAAAAACCACCGCGGGATTACTGGAAATTACGGTCAACAGCATCAGCATTACAAGCAGGATTTTCTAGACATACAATTAGAAATAGAACACTTTTATCAAATTATAATTATAACTTGAACGGATCTAATGTAGATATTGTAATTAGTGACTCTGGTATAAATGTCAATCATACAGAATTCGCAAATAGAATATCACTCGTATCATGGCAAGGTGGCGGCACACATAATACTGATAGTGATACTTTTAGTCAACATGGAAGTCACGTTGCAAGTACAACAGCAGGAAATACACACGGCTGGGCTAAAGGTGCTAACATAATACCTCTAAAGGTGAATATCGGTTTAGCAAATTCTAGTGTAATTACAGATGGTTTAGATGTAGAAGATTCCATGGATGCGATATATGAATGGCATAAGAATAAAAATACCCCCACAGTAGTTAATATGAGTTGGGGTGGGGGATTCAGAGAGGTTGGTGATGCATCCATTATTGATGCTGCACTTGCCACGAACCTAATACAAATTGTTCATAGAGGAACAACATATACACCGACAACCGTTGCTAATGCAAAAAGTTTGTATGGACTTGATGTTATTCCTTACAATGGAAAATATTATATACCTGCAAGAATTGACTCTGTAGACACAGATTTGGAATGGCTAACAAATTATACATATAATCCCAGTATAGGAAATAATAATCCTTGTAGTATTCATGTGGCTGTTGCTGCTGGTAATGAAAATTATCATGTTTCTAGTCCAACAGATATAGGGTGGGATAATAGAATTATAGATACAACTACTGGGTACGCTTTATATTATCAAAGAGGAACAAGTCCTGGCTGGCAGAACAGTACTAGTTTGCCTGGTGAAACTGTATTTTTTAACGTAGGTTCTATAAATTGGGATTCGGGAAGCGATGTGTCTAGCACATTTAGTAATAAAGGTCCTGGTATAGATATATGGGCAGTTGGTCAAGCGGTTCGTGGTGCTAATGGAGCAAATAATACAGGATTCAAAAATTTATCCGGGACAAGTATGGCAAGCCCTCAGGTTGCAGGAGTAATGGCATGTTATTTAGAAGTATATCCACAATTAACGCCATCACAGTTAAAAAACAAAATTATTAATGATTGTAGCCAAAATTATATGGAAGACTCTGGAGTAACATCATATACGACAACAACAAGTATACAGGGTTCACCCAATCGCATATTATACAACCGATATAACTATGCCAATGCCTTAACTATTAGTTAAAGGCAAAAAAAGTTTAAAAAAGTAAGAATTAATACTTGACACTGGTAACGATTATGCTATAATCACTATATTAACTGAAGTAAACCATTTAGGTAAAGAGGAAGAATATGAGAGCGCAAGTATATCCAGACGGAGTGAAGCGCATTAATGCTAAAATAGAAATCCCGATGACACATCAGGATGTAGCAGACTATGTATTGAGTGCTATTGTAAGTGAAAATATTAACTTAGATCAAGTACAAAAACTCAATAAGCGTGAATTGCTCCGTGTGGCGAAAGATGAGATATTCTGTTTGGGAGTAGAAGCACCCAAAACACGTCTATCTAAAATAGATCAAGAAACAAATATCATTGTTAGAAACTACATCAAACAGATGTTTCCGGAGTTGGTATGAGCAAATGCAAAAATGCATGGTGGGAAGAAATCACAAGTGAAGATTTTGCAACAGATTATTCTCCAGACTGGGGATTTGCAACTAGTGTAACAACTTCTATATATGATACATCTATAGATGATCAATTTACATTTAATTTCGATACACCTAAAAAACTTGGTATTGATATACAAAAAAAGGTTGACAATCTATTAAAAGATGCTAATATAAGTATAGTTGATGATGATGGTATTCCATTTTAAATAGGAGTAGAAAATGAAATTTAAAGAACTTTACTTTCATACAGTAGCCATTGCATGTGGCGTTGGCTTTTTGCTTGGTGCAACTGGTATTGCACAGGCAGGATCATATGGAACACAGGTAGATGCTACTGTTGTTGAAGTGGTTCCTAAGTATCGCACAAGCACTATTAGCACACCGCGAAATGTTTGTGTTGAAGTGGAAGTTCCAGTTTACGGAAAAACAGGTGGAAATCACGATAAAACAGGTGATGTTCTCACTGGTGCTATTCTTGGTGGTATCATTGGAAACAATATCGGTAACGGTAAGGGTAATGGTGCAGCAGGTGCAGTTATCGGTGGCTTGCTTGGCAATGCCCATGGTGATAATCGTAACCGCGGACAAGATGTTATTGTAGGTTATCGTAAAGAGAATCGTTGTACTACCGAATATGATAGAGTCACACAAGAAACATTTTCACATAATATTGTTATTGCAGAATTTGCTGGTATTAAATATCAGTATGAGACAACAAGAAATGTTAGTGTAGGACAAACAGTTCAGGCCAGAGTATCAGTACAGCCTGCAAGAAGATAAATAAAGTATAAGTTAATAATGCTGGCGTAGCTCAGTTGGTAGAGCAGTTGATTTGTAATCATCAGGTCGGGAGTTCGAGCCTCTCCTCCAGCACCATAAACAACGAAAGGTAGACAAATGCGTGAACAATTATTGAAGGCATTTGTTAGCCATGCTCAAGGACACATTGATAAACACGTTGCTAACGTTGAAGTGTATTTGACAAATCCAGCAGGTATTGGAGAACATCCAGATATTATTGAAGCAATCGAAAGCGAAGTTAAACAGATTGCTGAATATGATGACATGTTGGAAATG